ACTTGCAGAGAGCTACAACGATTATCCAGAGGCTGCTAAGAACAACGCTAAGCGAGCTTTAAAATATGCTGAGGAAAATGGCTGGGGAACTTGCGGAACAGATGTAGGAAAGCAACGAGCAAATCAATTAGCAAAAGGCGAAAATATAAGTAAAGATACGATAGCCAGGATGGCATCTTTTGCAAGACATGAACAACATAAAGACGTGCCTTATTCTGAGGGCTGTGGCGGTCTTATGTGGGATGCTTGGGGCGGTAGTGCAGGTATTAACTGGGCAGAAAGTAAACTTGAAGAAATAGAAAATGAGTAGAAGCAAACTAAACACAGCCTTTAAGGTTGTAATGGACGTATTCGACCAAGATAAATTGAGCGAGGTTTCGTATGAAGAGGGCGCAATGCACGTAGCCGATGGTGGACTTTATTTACATTATCAAGGTAATAAAGTGTTACTACACCCTAGCGCTGAATTGCAAGCTGAAGAAACTGAAGTTAGTGAAGCCGAGGTATTAGCTTTAAATAGTTCGCCTGTAGATATTATACCGGCACAGGGAGAAAACAAAGTTATAAATCCTATAAGTGTAGTCGTTATTCGAGAAGCGGGAACGGCTTATACACTTGTTGAGAATCTAAACTTTAGTATTAATAATAATGTAATTGTATCAATTGAGCCTACTATCGTTACAAGTCCAAGTGGTATAAGAAAGGGAGCGGCACAAGCGGGAAACCTAGCAGCTAATCAACCTTTAAAATTAAGAACTGCAACTACTGACCCTGTAGGTGGGACGGGTGGAATTAAAGTCAGAGTTATTTATGACATAATCGATATATCGTAATGAGTAGAAGAGGATGCCTTTGTCCAGATAGAGATACTTATCATGTGGATTGCTGTGATGACAGTAACGACAAAAAACTAAAGCCACAAGGTATTGGAAATTTATTAGACCAAGGAATTAGTAACACAATAGACAATAGAGAAACCAGAAGTAAATCCGTAAATAGATAAATAAATGAGTGAAACCAAAGAGACTCTACTTAATAACATAGCTGACCGAGTTGCGAAGTTTATGTTTGCGAGTGAGGAAAAAAGCGAAGCCAAAGAGGTTAAGCTAGAGGTAGCCAAACTTGAAGACGGTACAGAAGTGGAAATCGAAGGAGATGACATTTCTGTATTAGTAAAACAAGATGGCGAAGAGGTCGAAAAAATACCAGCACCAGTCGGAGAGCATACGCTTGAAAATGGAGATGTGGTAGTAGTTCGAGAAGAAGGAAAAATCGCTGAAGTTAAAAGCGGTGAAGAAGAGGTCGAAGCAAAAGATGAAAAGGAAATGGACTTAGCATCTGAAGTGGAAAGCCTTAAAAAAGAAATGGCAGAGCTAAAACAAAAAGTAGAAGCTGGCTATTCTGAAAAAGAGGAAATGAGTAAAGAGGAAGCTCCAAAAGAAGAACCAAAAAAAGAAGAACCAAAAGAGGAAGTTAAGGAAGATGTACAACTTTCTGAGGAAGCTCCTAAAAAAGTTACTCATTCACCAGAGAAACAAGTAAAACCAAAATTCAACGTAAAACTTAAAAACCACGGAGGCACTAAATCAAGAGTGTACTCTAAATTATTTTCTTAAACTATGGCAACAACAACTAGTATTACTACAAGCTACGCAGGACAAGAGGCGATGCCTTATGTGTCGGCTGCGTTATTGTCTTCACCTACACTTGACAGAGGTGGAGTAGACATTATCCCAAATATCAAATTTAGAAAGACGCTAAGACCTTCTAATATTGAGGACATTATCGCTGATGCGACTTGCGACTTTACTGCAACTGGTTCTTTTTCAACTGTTGAAAGACAACTAGAGCCAAAAAGACTACAAGTAAATCAGCAGTTTTGTAAAGACGATTTCGTGGACACTTGGGATGCAATCGAAATGGGCTTTAGTGCTCACGATGTAATTCCTAAAACCTTTGCAGATTTTGTAATTGCAGAATATGTAGCTAAGGTTGCAGAAGCTAACGAAATTTCAATCTGGAGAGGAGATTCAACAAATGACGGAGAGTATGATGGCTTTACTACTTTGATTGCCGCTGATGCTAACTTACCAGCTGATCAAGAAGTAGTGGGAACAACTGTAACTTCTTCAAACGTAATTGCAGAAATGGGAAAGGTAGTCGATGCCCTTCCAGACAGACTTTACGGTAAAGAGGATGTTCACATTTATGTAGCTACTAACGTATTTAAGGCTTATAAAAGAGCTTTAGCAGACTTAGGAGTAGGTGGTCTTAATAACGCTGGTAACAACCAAGACATTAACATTGAGTTCTTTGATGGTATTAAAGTGTTTATGACTCAAGGACTTTTGGCTGATACAATGGTAGCGACTAGAAAGTCAAACCTTAAATTTGGTACTGGTCTTTTAAGCGACCATTCAGAAGTTAGACTTTTGGATATGGCAGAGAATGACGGAAGTCAAAATGTACGTTTCATAATGAGATATACAGCAGCAGTGCAGTATGAATTTGCACAAGATTTCGTAACGTACGGAATTACTAACTCAGCAAACCCAGCATAATAGATGGCGTGTGATTTAAGTTTAGGTAGAAAAGAGCCTTGTAAGGATTCGGTAGGTGGATTGAAAGCATTTTATTTTATCAACTTTGATAAAGATATATTTGCAGAGTTCACTTTATCTAATGGTCTTATTACGGGGCTTAAGTCCGCACCCACTACACCTTTAGATTTGTATAAATATGAGTTGAGAAGCTCAGGACATAACTTAGAGGACGCTGGTGAGGTGTCGGGAGAGAATGGAACGGTATTTAATACCCAAACAGTAACAGCAATCCTTAAAAAGATAGATGCTGAAACTAGAGCAGAGCTACAGATAGCTAGTTATGGAAGACCTCATGTAATTGTTGAAGATTACAACGGGAACTTTTTACTAGCTGGAATTGAAAACGGCTGTGATGTACAAGTATCACAAGTCACAGGTTCTGCAATGGGTGAATTAAGTGGTTATAACTTAACAATTACCGCACAAGAGAGAGAGATGGCTTTTCCTGTTGACCCTACTATCATAGACGATGGTACGCAAACAACAGTAGTAAAAGGCACTAACTCTTAATGATTATAGGTTAATAATAAATAACCCTGTCTTTAGTCGGACAGGGTTTTTTTTGTTTAAATAATAAACAAAACGATACATTTTAACGTATAATATAATGTAAGACTAATAATAACTAGTTTATTTATAATGGCTTGTGATGTATCTTCAGGACGAAAAGAACCGTGCAAAAATTTGGTAGGTGGCTTAAAAGCTATTTATTTTTTGAACTATAATAGAGATATTTTTGAAGAGTTTTCTTTGACAAATAACTTAATTACAAGTTTAACAATAAATCCAAGCACTCCCTTATTTTTATTTAAGTACGAATTAAGAAGCTCAGGGCATAACCTTGAAGATGCTAACGAAGTTACAGGCGAAAATGGAACGGTCTTTAGTAATCAAACTATAACGGCTATTCTTAAAAAAATAAGTATCCAGTTGAGATCAGAATTACAGATAGCCGCATGGGGTCGGCCTCATGTTATTGTAGAAGACTATAACGGTAACTTTCTTTTTGTAGGTATAGAAAACGGATGTAACGTGCAAATAACTCAAGTTACTGGCAGTTCTTTTGGCGAGTTATCAGGTTATAACTTAACTATAACGGCTTTAGAGCGTAAAAAGGCTTATTTCGTTGACCCTGCAATTATAAATGATGACGTACAAACAACTATAAGAACAATAGAGCAGATATTTACAGAGCGTGTTTTGGCTGATGGTGGTGTAGTTGAAGCAGAAGAATGTATAAAGATTTAATATGCAAGTAAACAAAGATACAACCGTTTTATATTTTGTACCTAGTGAGGAGGTTAGCAACGCTAGGGTAATAATAATAAATGAGACGACTGAACAAGATATTTATGATCAGGTTGTAAATTTAGATAAAGAAAGTTACTATTATAAATTAACAGATTCCAATGGTTTTGGTTTTGTAAATGGCGAAAGTTACATTTTAGAAGTATTTGAAGAAGGTATTTTAGTTTATAGAGCTAACCTTTATTCAAATAGTGTACCAGTAAGACAAAGAAAACAAAGTCGAAACCTAGGAGAATCCAATAACGAATACTTGACAATATGAGTGAGTCAAACGCAATAAGTGTAAGCCTATCAAAGTTTACAAGTCCTAAAATAATTGAGACAAAAAACCAGGATTTTGTCGAATATGGAGAGGACAATGATTACTTTGGTTACTTAATAGACAGGGCTAACCGAAGCACTACTAATAAAGCTATTTTAACGGGTATATCTAACCTTATTTTTGGAAAGGGATTAGATGCTACCGACGCAGGCAAAAAAGCTGGTGAATGGGCTTCTTTAATGGCTAAGGTAAGACCAAAAGACTTGCGTAAAATAATTACAGATCGTAAGATTTTAGGAATGGCATCTATTCAAGTCGTTTATCAAAAAGGCGAGGTTAAAAACTTAGAGCATTTTCCAATGAATACTTTAAGACCTGCAAAAAAGAATGAAGACGGTCAAATAGAAGTTTGGTACTACCATCCTAATTGGAAGGATTACAAAAGAAGTGATACTTTAGAAGAAGTTAAGGCTTACGGGTTTGGTAATGGAAACGAGCCAGAGATTTATATTTGGGGGGATTATGTAACAGGCTCAGAATACTTTACACCACCTGACTATATTGGCGCATTACCTTATGCATTACTAGAAGAGGAAATTGCAGACTATCAGATTAACGATGCTCAAAATGGTTTTAGTCCAACTACTATCGTTAACTTTAACAACGGTGTTCCTGAAGACCAAGAAAAAAGGCGAGAATTAGAACGTGATGTTAAGTCTAAAATCACAGGAACAAAAGGAAAAAAGGTTGTTATCTCTTTTAACGATAGCAAAGAAAACCAAACAGAAGTTAATAGCATTCCTTTAAACGATGCACCTCAGCATTATGAATACTTATCTAAGGAATGTTTTAATAAGTTAATTGTAGGGCATAGAGTAACCTCTCCAATGCTATTGGGAATAAGAGACGGTCAATCAGGACTTGGAAACAATGCAGACGAAATTAAAAACGCTACTTTACTTTTTGAGAATATAGTTATTCGAGTATTCCAAAATCAATTAGTAGATATTATAAAAGAAATCACAGGAACTACCTTAGACTTATATTTCAAAACAATACAGCCTTTAGAGTTTATGCAAGTTGAAGGTGTAAGCGAAGATGAAGAAGAGAAGCAAACAGGAGTTGAGTTAAAGTTAGCAGAACAAAAAATAGACAGTTTAGTCGCTGATAATCTAATATCTAAAGGCGAAGACTTAAGCGAAGAATGGGGTTTGATTGAGTCTGGTGATGCAGAAATGGAAGCCGAGGAAAAGATAGCTCAATTAGTAGAGGAAGCCAATAAAAAAGCCTCTAAGAGCGAAACTCTATTACATAAAGCAATTAGACTTGCAAAGACAGGAACTGCAAGACCAAACGCAGGAAGCACCCGAGACGACAAGACAGCCGAAGCACAGTTTAAAGTAAGATACGAATACAGTCCAAATAAAGTAAGTGCTAACAGTCGAGAGTTTTGTCGTAAAATGGTCGCAGCTAAAAAGATTTACAGACGTGAGGACTTAGCGCAAATGAGTAGAGACCCAGCAGTTAATCCAGGTTTTGGTCCAAATGGTACTAATACTTATGACATATTTAAATACAAAGGCGGCGCAAATTGTTCTCATAGATTTGTAAGAAAGGTATTTATGAAGAAAGACCCTAGCGGTGGAATAGATATCAATTCTCCTATTGCAAATACTTTAATTACTAGTATAAGAGAAGCAAGAAGCAATGGATATGACAAAGGTATAGACCCAGACTATAACACGGCAAAGACAAGACCAAAGGATATGCCTAACAATGGATTTTTAAACCCGAGAGGATAATGGCAACAGTATTATTTATAACACAAAAAGACCTTAAGGAAAACAGCATCTTGACTGGTTCGGTTGACCCTGACAAGTTTAAGCAATGCCTTAAGATAGCTCAAGAGATACACGTTCAAAACTACTTAGGCACTAGACTTTATGAAAGGTTAATTAACTACGTTGAGGGTCAAGTCTTTGACGATACAGACCCCGAAAAGATACTTATAGACAAGTTTGTTAAGGACATGACCATATACTGGGGGCTTGTTGAATATGTAAGTGTAGCAGCTTTTCAGATAACCAACAAAGGCATAATGAAGCATACTAGCGAAACAGCCGAAACAGCTACTAAAGATGAAGTTGATTTTTTAGTCGGAAAGTATAGAGATAAGGCTCAGTATTATACCGAACGATTTATAGATTTTATGTGTTACAATCAAACGACATATCCAGAATATAACCTAAATAAAAACGACGACAGATACCCGAGTAGAGATAGTTACTTCGGAGGCTGGCAGATTTAATTAAATAAAAATATGAGTTTACAAGACGCAAAATTACTTACGACACCAAACGCTTATAAAGCAGGCAAACTTTACTCAATAAAGCCTTTAGACGGTTCTGGAGATTTCACAGCCTCCAGAGCTACAACAGCCACAAGGGTAAACGAAAACGGACTTATAGAAAGTGTAGCTGTAAATGTACCTAGAATAGACTATACTAATGCAGATTGTCC